ATTTTTTCATATTGCCTTCACAACCCCGCACCTGCTTGCGTGGTCGGAAGCGTTGCGTTTAAATAAGACAGATGAGAGGAAGAAATATGAGCGAAGAACCGAACCGATACTGCATAGTATGTTACAAGAAGTTTTATTCCCCTACGAGCAGGGCTAACCAATGCCCGACTTGTAGAGGAATGCAAGACCCCGAATTAAAACATTTTACAAATGTGCAAAGGCCACACGAAGACTCCACACACAAGAGGATTACTAACCGAGAGGCAGAGGAATTACTACAAGAGAAATACCGGCAAGGCATTATGCCTCAAATAGATGGTATAGAGATTGAAGACCACTTAGAGATTAGAGACGATGAGAGATACAGCGAGGAAGACATTTATGATATGTTCGGACTCAATGATGACGAAGACGAAGACGAGTGGGACTACTAATTATAGGGGGTAAAGAAAATGGATGATACGATTAGATTTAGTTTGGGCGACTGCCCAATTTGCGAGGCCAAAAAAGTGCCTCTGAGAATGGTGATGAATGCTAACAGGATGACGGCGTGGATATGCGACCCATGCTTGACTAAGTATAGCAACCGAGACAACGGCGGGGGAGCAGTAGCACGCTGAATGCTTGCGTGGTCGCAGTAAAAAGCATTATAAACAACAGACAAGGAGACGATAATATGAGCAAAGAGACCTTTGAGATGGGCGTTACATACGCCAACAAGCATAACGGAAGAACGATGGTAATAGACCAAAGACACATAGGCGACACAGGTATTATTCTGTGGCGTGGTGTTGATGTAGAAACCGAAAAAAGAAATTGGTTTAGTGAGAGTGATAGAAGCCATTGGATTAGACTTGGTGCTAACCCAAAAATAATGGTAAAAGATATTTCAGATGGCTACACTACGGTTATTTACGACAAGAGCAGAGGCGAGGAAGAATGAATAAAGGAGAGAAGGCAAGATACTTTAGCAAGTATAAGGCGAGGAAGAGGCACGCAGATGCAGGACTTTACCGCCTAAAGAAAAGCGACCCAACATATACAGTAAAAGCCTACGAATACAGGTTAAGAGCATGGGGAAAGAAAGGAGAGGAAGAAGAATGAATGAAAAGAATGGAATATATACAACGACTAAATTAATTAAGAGAGTCCGTAACGGAACAGAGGCAGAAGGAATAGACGAAAACGAAGAAGGATACACGCAGTATTCTACGGGCTTGTCTTACAATTCTGTTGGCCGTGTTAAAACAATAAACAATATTGAAGACTTGGAAGACAGAAAAAACAGAATGTCCACAAGTATTAGACTAATGGATGAGAGATATACCTACTACAAGTGGGTAGGTAAAAAGTGGGTAGAGACTGATAGATGGGATGCTTTAGTCTATGCTTACGACCTCAAGACTAACGACTACTCAAGCACCGACAGACAAAGCGTAAGGAAGAAGTCGAGCGGAGCAGGAGACCTATACTATAAAATGAAGCGAATGAATGCGTGGAATGACTATGGGGGATGGATTACACTAAAGAAGTTTGAAAACGACTTCGGCGGTTACGGCAACCATTGGGGTATGAGATTCTTTGATAACCTCTACTATGCCTTCAAGCGTGGCGGTTTGATGATTACGCACAACAACCAAAACGATGCCCACACAGAGAGTAACAGATGGGTAGCGAGGCTAAACCCAAGCACGAGTAGCGACCAAGCATACAACATGAGAAGCAACGCAATTATAGCAAACGAGGCTTTCTATGAGAGCATGAGACCTCTATACAATGAGTGGAAGGCAAACCAAAACAAGCAAGAGATTTGGAGTGAAGGATACAACAAGACTTTGAATTTGTTTAGGGCTAAAAAGAATGTTGAGAATGCTAAAGAAAGTATAGAGAGTAATTTGAAGGACATGAAAAACAATTCAAGTTATTTAACGGATAAAGTAATTCGCTCTTTTTACTTGACTAAAATGCTAACAAAGCCTGCGCAAAAAGAAGTGTTTAAGCAATTCCTATGCACAAGAAAGGACGGAGAATACTTCAACATAAACGGCATGAGTGTAAGTGATGTTCTTTACACACCTTACGAGGATTACAGAAAGGCATTCCAAGAGGCTGAGGGTAGAGTCTCAAGCATAAGGAGTCCGACTGATTACCACAGTATGGTAAGGAGAAACATAGAATATATGTTAAACCTAAGTAAAAAAAGGTATAACCACGATTGGATACCGGAAGCATTCGGCCACAGTTTGACTTGGAGTTTAGACAGGGCACTAACAAGGTTTGGAATGGAAGATATTATAGCCGTTAAAGAATGGTTGGAAGACATTGAAAACATTAGAGTGGCGGTCAAGAACGAGAAGGCTTACGACTTAGCAAGGGACTACCTAAGCAACGATAACGAAGACCATGATAATAGAGACTATTGGGGTATGGCTTACTACATTAAGAATGGATGCAACCGAAGCACCCATGATACTGATGCTATAATGTGGGATGACGAGAAGATAGAAGCGGAGTGTGTAAAAATGCAAGCAGAAGCATTGGCTAACATACCTACACTTGAAGACCTAACAACATGGGTCTTAGAGACGGAGCAAGCGGTGTCTAATTTGAAGGCTACAATGATACTAACAAACGCAAAGTGGAATATTACTATGGGTAAAGTAATGGGTAGTGTTGCTACTGCCTTTATGAGTGATGAAGAAGAGTGAGATTTATATGCGGACAGGAAGAGTAGAATACATGAGCGAGAGGAAATACGACTATTGGACTATGCCTCTACGCACCGCTACGGGCGTTGCGTGGATAGACAGGAGAGATGTGTCCGGTATTGTCGAGACCGAAGACGGAACATTGGAAGTCCATTTGAAGTCGGGCACTATTTTTACCGTTATAGATTATGACGAAAGCACACTTAACAATTTGAAGTTAGTATTCAGCCCATACGATGAAAGGAAGTGATTATTATAGCCGGTAAAGTATGGGAAGAAATTGATGTAGCGATACCCGCTACTCATCTATGGATACAGAGACAGAGACGACTCTTGCGAGGCTTGAAAGCCTCGTTGAGAGAATGGATAAACAAATAGGCGAAATGGGCGAGGCAGTAGGATTACTGCTGTGGGACTTGCATTTCACCTTGACCGAGACACCGGAAATGCTGAGTGAGGTGGTAGCCGTATGGTTAAGCACTTCGTTTGCTCAGAATGTGATGGAAGTAACAAAGGAAGATTGCTTGCGTGGTCGAGACCAACAGGTTTAATAGCACAGGCTTAGTGGAGTAATTTGTATGAACATATTTGTATTACAGGAAAGCCCAATAGCAAGCGCCAAAGACTACTGCAATAAGCACCTGCCTAAAATGTGCGTGGAGTTATTGCAGATGTGTGGTTCGGCTGTGATTAGACACGGCGCTACACCCGACATGATGCCTCTTACTAAGAAGGGCACACCACTAAAAGGTGGCTACCACAACCACCCTTGCACCCGTTGGGTTGGCGATTCACGCACTAACTTTCTATGGGCTGTTACACACGGCCAAGCGTTATGTTACGAGTATAGTAAAAAATACGGCAAGACTCACTTTTGCGAGGCAGGTATTCGCCACTTAGATAAGATGGCTGACCTCATACCCGAAGGCGACCTTACACCGTTTGCTCTTGCTATGCCCGATGAGTATAGACCTAATTACTACAAGTCGAATTATAGAGGCGATACGCACGCAAGCGGTAATGTAGCGGTGCAAGCATACAGACGCTACTACCACAGCAAGGAGTTTGCGTCATGGGAAGGCAGACCTACGCCTACATGGTGGTGTGGCGAATGAGAGCGAAGACTATACCTCATGTGGAATACGAGATATTCCTTCATGTTATGAATGAGATAGATATTTTAGAGGTTAAAGAAAATATGTGTCCGGTAGGAGACAAGCACGCAGAAGAGAGATTCAACAAGGGTGCTAAGTCCGCCAAGCAATTGATACAGAACCTCATTGACCGAAGGAAGCACAGGCTACCGGAAGACCACCCCGACTACGAGGTGAAGCAATGAAGGAGAATGACGATGTTATTCAAGGCGTTCCTATGTTCCACAGATGGAAGACAAAGATTGTAGGAAAGGGAGATTACCAAAAAAGTATAACGGTTAAAGAATGCACAGGAAAGGAAGGGGGGTCGTGGCCTAACAAGTATATGACTGATGAAAAATTATTGCATGAAGTCAAGGCTTGCCCACGATGCTTAGAGAAAGGAGAGGTAATGATGCCGGACTTGAGTAAGCCGAGACCAAAGGTTCATAAGCCTACACCTGTTCCTATGATACAGCAGAGGCGGGGACTATTCCTAAGTGATTTTTAGGGGGTAAAAAAGATGATAAAAGAAAGCATAGAAGAATTAATAGAAGAAAGAAAAGACGACATGATGGATTGGGTGCAAACCATTGCGCTACTATTCTTTGCGATAGTATGCGTAGGTATAGGATTGGTGATACAATGAATAAGATAGGAGTATTAGTAGAAGAAATAGAGGCCACACTTGAGCAAGAGAAGAAGAACCTTGAGGCGTATGACCCAATGTTTAACGACCCCGATATGCACAATTGCGAGGGTTGGTGTGAGGCACTACAATATGTGCTAAGACAAATAGCGGTGATTGTAGAGTGAGTCAAGATAAATTGGTAGATTTGGTATGTTGGTTGGCTGAAAACCACCTTGAAGTATTAAAAGAATATAACAAAAGGAAAGTGATTGAATGAGTTACAGTAGAGAAGATTACGAAGCAGATATACGGGACGAATACCGAGCAGACGAGGCGTATGACGCTCTCGCAGAGGAAGCGTATTGGAATTGTAAGCACGAAGAATGGAGCATAACAGATGCCGGTATAGTAGATGTTGAGAGTTACAAGAACGGAAAAAAGATGGAGATTCCTTTAGCGGTTATAGAAATTAAGTGCGACCATTGCGAAAGAGAAGCATACGGTAGAGTCCCATACACACAAGTATTAGACCTTCTAAGGAAGGAGTTTGAGCATACAGGTGGCTTAGACATTGATGAAGATTCTTGGGGTGAGTAAGTGCCCGAAAAATGTTTATTATGCGGGGCATATAACGATAGATACTGCGGTTGTTGGAGAGACAGGTGGAATAAAAATGAGTAAAATAGAGGATAAAGTATGTGCTAAAATACAGGCACGAGCAGAGACAGGTAAAAAGAAGTATGGAGTAACTATGGAGAGGGAAGACCTAACCAACGAAGAGTGGCTTATACATTTGCAGGAAGAATTGATGGACGCGAGCGTATATGTAGAACGGCTCTTGTCGTTACTACCATTATTACAACCGTTAAACGAAA